AGTATATTTGCAAACACCCCTCTATGAAAATTATTCAAAAATAAAGATCCGCTTATATTGAAATAAAATGATCTATGATGATCCTGTGTGGCATCATTATATTCTACAATTAGCTGCGGTCTTAAATTCGGATTCGATGCATTTGTTGAACCAAACCTCTTAACAAATCTTGTTACTGTATCTGTTTCTTCTGATCCTGTGTATGATATTCTAAAACCGTGATCAGGAATTATATTTTTTAATGTTGCAGAAACAATTGTTGTGACATCAATAGATAGATCTTCCTCACCTGTTGAAAATACCTGCTGCTTCCACAAATTTACTATTCCACTTCCATCATTAAGATTTCCACTAGAAATAATATCAATATTAGATGATCCTAAAAGTCCCTGGTGATTTGCACCGCCCAGAGACCATGTAACTGCCGTTGTTGAATTTGAAATTGATGATGTCAACCAATTACATGAATCTACATCTGCAAATCTAACTATATCCCTTCCTATTCCCTCATCAAATGACTTAGAAAGAGGAAATACTATTAATTTAAAATTAGAAGGACAAGTTTGACCACCATACACATCGGTTAGCTTTAATGTACACTTAAATGAGCTGTGACCTATATCTAGTATAGACCCTGTTAGCGATCTTAGCGCATTCAAGTTAAATTTAACCACAGCTCTAGATAGCTCAATAGGTGATGTATCAGATCCAGATGTCGACTCGGCATATAGCTTAAAAAGATCTAGAGTGGCAGCCTTTCCAACATTTGCATCAGTCGCTCTGAAACTATTATCAATAATTTTATTAGTGACATATGAATCCTTGCTGGCGGTTAAAATCCTATACATGGCTACTCACCTCGCGCTTCCAATAATATCATCATCTGGGTACTTTACCTCAAAAATTCCACCAGCAGGAGCGTATATCATTCCTCTATCTGTATTTGAGGCTATTGAAAATGAATTAGTATTATATGTTCTTCCATCCATGTCTCCGACAATATTTAATACTGAAAAATCTACCAAAGATAAAACTCCATCAGTATTAATTATGAGATTAACAAGGTCTGATGTCATTATGGGCTGATCGATTTGAAAATTTTCAATTGCCATATACTCTTTTAATGATGAATTAATATTCTGAATTGTTAAATTCTTATTAGCAACTGTATCTACAACGACACCGTACTCTATTTTTACATTGAATACCTGGGCATCAATTATGTCTATTGCATCAGATATTAATCTAAATTGATTTACATATAATCGCAAATTTTCCTTGAGAGAGTCTGGAGATATTATAAGCTTTCCATCAGAGCTTCTACTTAATATTGCTAACTCTGTTGAAAGGGGATTATTGGGATTAGTTCTTATTCCAATTCTAAAAACTCTTCCAAAATTAGATGGCATAGTATATATTCTTGCAACTAAGTCTTCCTTGGTTACTATTCTAGACTGTGAATTTCTAAATGCTAGAGCTGTTGCCCTTAATTCATTTAATGTCATTGCGGCCTCACCCCCAGATGCGGGAAGGGGGTTGTCTATCTCGACAGATGCACGAATAGATGTTACAATTGAAGCTGATGTTGTTGATGAAAACTCTGTTAAAAGTGTTGAAACAGTAGCTATCTGATTTGCAGAAACATTATGAGAAATTCCGCCACCAGCCCTATATCTAACCGCTATTGTTGTATTTCTAGGAGATATTCCAAGCGTTCTAGTTTCTAATAGTGAATTTGGGTCGATTGTAAATCTTGAAAATGTCATTTTACTTCCGTATAGCGGAAGAGAAACCTCGCTTGGATCAGGAATTATATCATTATCAAACGTATCAGCACTTCCTCCGCCAAATCTTAAAGTTGTCATACCCGTCTGTCTGCTAGTGGTGGATATGAATCTATAAGGTGCTGGTATCAATTCAATATTCTCAGGAACAAGATCACTATCTTCATCTATATTGACCACTCTTTTATAAACGACGTCTTGTGTGAGGGCATCTACCTGGTAGTATGTATTGCCATCTGAATCTGATACGTGTATTATTTCTACGACATTAGGTGATCCCAAAGTTATTGTCCTGAATGGTTGGACTGTGTCTGGAACAATAAATGACTCGGCGGAAGTTATTCCAGACTGACACACACCTGTTAATTTTACAGAAAATGTAGAAGGATTTCCACTAGTGTCTGATGTTCTTGTCTCATAGCTGGCAATAACATTGCCCTGTGAGTCTGTTTTTGCAAAATTTAAATCCTCAAGTAATTCAAATTTAACTCCATTTTTTGATGAAACTAGTGTTCCCATCTTTATTATTGGCATCTTTGTTACATCTGGAATGTAGCTAGTATTCTTAAGAGTAGAATCAACCTCTATATAAAAGTCTACACTAGCTGTTGCAGGAGCTGCACCCTGTATCTTTACTCCAGACATTCTAACAAGCCTCTCGATATTTCCTGGCTCAACAGCTGTTTGGATATCTAGCTCATTAAATTGATGATCTAAATAATAAGACATGACGTCACCGACATANGCAGCCATCTCTACAAAAAGACCTCCCATTCCATTTTCAGAAAAATCTGTTATTTTATCACTAAAGTATGTTCTTGCATACTCTACAAGCTCTGCCCTAAAAGAATCAAAATCTCTATTAAGATATGATCTCGGTCTAACACTTTTAATTTTTGAAGCCATATAACTACTATCCTATTACATATAAAAATACACTAATTGCTCGATCTGTTATCCTAAGTTTTGGTATGCTATATTTTACCATGAGCTGTATCTTCGCAACAGATTCAACACCTGAGTTGAGCACCTTTCTATCGAACTTTGATACAAACGTCTCTAATTCAACAAACGGTAGGTGAGATTTAACTGCGCCTTTTATTCTTAGCATAGCCTCAGCATCAAAATCTTCCTTTGATGACAGCTCTGTTGTAAGCTCTCTTAAATTAGCGCCATAGTCATAATTCCCAAGGCGCTCACCATAGTTTGTTAAAATAAGATTTCTAAGATTGTCATGAATCTGATCCGCGATAGAAAAGTGCATATCAAATAATCCAGATCTCTCTCTGCCCAGCTGGAGGGGAGTTTTTATTCCAATAGGGTGGGTATCAATAGTCCTTCTTAGTGTTGGATTGGTATTCTTGATTCCGACACTTTTAAAACTTAGCTCTGCCATCACACTCTCCTGAAGATTAAATATTCAGCAAGTGAAATGCTGACTTAAAATTAATCGTGATCTTCGTTAGAGGTGTGATTATCAATCTTATAATTTATGTAGTCTCTTATTGCTCTTCTTAGGCCTTCATGATCGCTGCCGCTGCCGTCGCCGTCCACAAGAATAGCGATATTAGCCTCTGCCTTCACTCTCTGTGTGTTTGTCATAGGCTCTCCCGCATCTATGGCTGCCTTCTCTGCAGCGTATAAAAACGCATCAACAAGATTATCTTTAAAGTCACTCCAATCACTCATTATTCTCTCCTACTCTCCAAAAATTATCTTTGACTTGATATTATTCATCGGTGTTCCAGCTATGTTGCCTGTTGATTCACCGCTTTTTAGATCATCTAGTGTCGTGTTGTTCCAGCTTGTGTCGGTGGCTGTGGATACTGTGTCACCCCCGGGTGCTATCAATTGACCGATCGCACTGCCTAGAACAGCATTTGGTGCGCCCCATCCGGGAGTAGCTCCGCCACTTGAGCCCATATTTCCGCACATGTTAATCGCGTCACCATTACCGTTGACTGCTGTTCTTACAGAATCAAAGTAATCTGTTAGTGTATCTATAAGCTTATCTGCCCACGCTGAAAACTCATCCCATCTCAGGTACGGCTGGTCTGCTGCACCGTTTGGGGTCGTTCCAGAGCCCGCAGCAGAATCTGAAAAAGTATTCGCTACTCCTGCGATCTCAATCTTTCCACCAGTCCTGATCTGTATATTTCCATCCTTGTCAATTATTATGGATGCCTCGTTTCCAATAGATGTATCACCTTCAGACTGAGCATCAGAATCTAGCATCTTAACTATCTT